AAAATTTTTTTTTTTTTACATATAAGAAATATAACTTCCCCCACCAAATCATGGGAGTAAGTTATTTAGATTAAGACAGTACGTTTTTAAGTGTTTCTATTCACCTTCTACTGTGCATGTTATAAACTCACACGAAATCGGCCGGTACCCTATAAAGGTAGGCCGCAATTCGCTAGAATTAACATGCACTGAACATAGTTCGTACCGACTCGAAAGAACTCGCTTTCGCCTGGATTACCGTATTAACTGTTGGACGGATGCCAGATTACATATGAATTAAACCAACTAAAGGTTCATATGAGTCTATATTTGCAACATTTATAAGTTTGTTCAAACTGGTTTTTATATCTTGCCTGATAAATATTGTTTCCACAGGAATTACCCTCTCCAACAAAGGCCCGTAAAGTGGGCCAGACTCGGTATATTTTTAAATCATTACCATGATTTGATGTAGTTTAAAGTCTTCATCAAGACTTTTCTCCTTTATCCTTCAGCACTTCCCACTGATGCGCTCATCATGGGAGGAATGCTAATGAAACCACCAAAATTAAAATCGTCTCCTGCAAGTCTATGAGGAACTATGTTAGTAGTTCCTGGATTCTGACCAGCAAAAAATGTTATCCCAAAAGCGGTACCAAGCGCAGTCCTAGTAGTAGGAATGCAAGGAATATTCGACATACATAGATGTTCAGTATTCACCCTGCTATGATACCTATGGTACTGAGGAACCGAAAGTTCAGCTGCCTGATTTTGCGCAATGTGATGAAATACCTGTGGAGTCAAACACCTAGCCCTATAGGAAGTTTGCGCAGCTATATCTGTATTACCAACACTAAAAACATCAGTGAAGGTTGCACCTGCTGGTAAAGCAACCATATAAGAAACTGCAGAGAACTCAGGATCAGTCAAATTCTGAAGATTTGTCTGTATCTTATACCGGACTGAACCCCTAGAATACAGATATATAGAGGAAAGTACGGATATTAAATCGGGAGTGACCTGAGGATACACTGGTGTTGCTGCACTCCATGTACCATTGCATGCAAAGGGATAAATATTCAAGAACTTTGCTGCTGTTGGTGATGCTGTCCACCAAGGCAATGCGTTCGTCATCTTCAGCATAGTCCTGAAAGATGACAATCTCTCTCCAACACAACTCAAAGCTGATTGGTGATTATCTGTAACAATGGAACTGGATCCGACAATAGTCTGGAGTAATGAACAATCATTATCATCAGATTTCGCAGACTGTATTCCTCCAGACTGAGGAACAACATTGTAAACTGGACACTGTGGCATAGAGACCGCTGGAACTGCGAACTCAAGATCAGGACCACCCGCCACTTCTAATATAAGAGTAGCAGATGACGTAACATTACTGGGAGCAACAAGAGGCTCGAGCACATAAACTAGAATCTGTCCAGTCCTAAAGTTCCCTGAAGAGCTCTCTGCACCAGTATTCTTCCATGGTGAAGAAGATAGGAAAGGTACTGTCACAGTAAATTCATTGGACTCCCTAATATCAATAATTTCCCTATAAGTATAATGACTATTGAGATAACTTACATTAGGATCAGCAACAGAATCCTCACATGGGTAAAATGCAAAGACCAACCTTCCAGAATGGAATCCAGTCTTAACCATTTTAATCACATAAGTCATACTGCCTCTCCACTGATTAAAGTATTGAGCTATAAACTCATGCGGCTTATAGTCCCTAATAGTTATACCATTGGAAGTCCTGGATTGGGTATTATATAAAGGATTAACATTTAATTGGAAGACCGTAGTACCTGTACCCATAGCAGCTGTCCAAGTAAATGATGTCTGGTATGCCGGAATAGTCTTAAAGAAGGAAAAATCCAACTCATCAACATCTGTCGAAGCAAAACCAGGTAACACGTCAACCATGTTCTTACAACTGGTGGCAATCATCTGACCATTATCAGGAGCATCCACATGGCTATAAGAGGGAAAAACAGCTCTCTGTACACGTTCTACAACATCTAAATTTGTAGGCTTGGACCACCCAAAAACTGATGCAGCAGAACCCATAAGACCAGAATACCAAGATATAGGTGCAGCCACAGCAGACAAAAGAGGAACAGAAGCTAATATACCAGAAGCTTTTGATATCTTTAAAAAAGTCGACTCAATGGGTCCAATGCCCTTAGAAGCCTGCTCCTTCTCTTGGGGAGATCTACCCTTAGATACTCTCCCTGACTGGGGCGCAGCAGCTCCAACCATTTCCAAGTTATCAAAATTAAACCATATAGTGTAACCACAAGTGGAGGAACCTCCTCCAGATGATATAGCCACATATGGAAACAATTGTAAAATAGCCGTGTCACCAGTAGAAGGACCATTGACAATATTAGAAATGGGCCAAAAGCCAAGGCAAGAATCAAAAGGTATTCGAATCTCGCCTTCAGTATCACAACAAACGTCCATCTCTATTCTCTTTAATTGAGTCCTCTGAATAAAAGAATTGGTATGAGCCAAATAACTTGTCGTAGTACTAGTTGCTACTGAACTAGCTCCTCCAATAGGTACATAGCATAACATATACCTACCTTGTTGGAATTTCTCTCCATTTATCTCCAACCGAATAACCATATCACCCCTAAAACCGAGATAACCGTCAAGCTTATTGGCAAAGACAGGATTCCCAGAACAAGCAGCGAATGGCAGAACAATTCTAGGGAAGGTAGAGACAGTGTCAGTGGCTGATAAAATACCAGACTGTATAATAACTGGCTTCTGTAAAAACTCCGTAATGCCCTGAACATAAGAAGCTTCGCTAGCCTTAAATAATTTGGGATTATATAATTTAGGCTTATAAGGATCTGCCTTGACTACACTGGCATCTGATGTAAAAGTAGTTGTTCCCGATGAATTAGGAACCCCCATCGATTCAATTGTTGAATTCACAACCAGAGAAGAGGCTGCATCAGCTTTCCCAGATTGGGGTTCGATAAGGGCAGGAAACCAACCATAATCAGAATAAACTCCAAACATTCCGCTCTCAACGGATTCATTCTTTTGTCTTTTACAGGACGACAATCCTGGCTGGCCCTCAGCCAGCGCGACTTTAATACACGTTGATTCTTTAGTTGACATAGGTTTCATTATTTTTTCTATAAGGGATTGTACACCCAGTTGCCAGGCTTTACACAGGAAAGCCTCTAACTCCCCTTGATAACACTTATTGGTTCCAAGGGGTATTTTTGATTTCTCATTCTATTTTTATTTTATTTTATATTTTTCTCGTTTTTAAAGTCTCGGCAGACTTTTACATATTTAACGTCATGTCTGACGTATGACGTTAGTATGTCGAGTCACAACCAAGCTGAGTCGCTTGGCGGTCTCGATACCTCATTTTCAGTAACCTAGGAGTTGGGACTCCCGGATATTTGCTCAAAAATGATGCTATTACCAAGGGTTCCCATTCATCATAAGTTTCCTTCTCATGCAGACTCAACTCAAAGAGACACTCTGTAACATTAGAAGCCACTATAGCATCCCTCAACATACCCTTCTTCGTCCACAGGGGGATCTCAAGAACTGTCTCCAATCTCAGGGGGGCTACATACCTCCCTACTACTGGATCAAGTCTAAAGCGTCTCTTCAAAAATTCAACATTTGAAATATCTCTAAAAGGAGTTACTGCAGATCCCTTCAACTCAGTTGTATAGGTCATGCCGATCTGAGACATCAACCCAGGTAGTTTCATCTCATTAAATTGCTCTCGATACTTCTGATCAACGGAAAAAACATTGTCATCTCCCATTATGATCACATAAACCTTCTCGTTAAACTCATAGATGTCTAAGCCAGCAAGCTGCCAGCAAAGTCGAAAGGCAAGATGATTATATAAACAATTTATAACTATAGTTCCCGGATGTCCACTAGGTAAGCTAGAGGACCATTCAAAGATCTTCCCATCAACAACATGCACTGAGTTGACCACGTCCTGCCAGAGTACTTCACGAATGAGATCATTTCCATCATCGTACCAAGTATTAATGATATCTAGAATTGCTGTGTGAATCTGGGGAATACAACTTCCATCATATCCAGCAAAGTCACCAGCTCCCACCTGAGGGATTCCACTGTCATAAGCAGAAAGCTTAAGCGCTATCAATGCCC